CGGTTGACCCATCCGAACGCTCAGACCCCATCGGAAGGTGGGGGCGCGGGTTGTTCGCCTTGTAAAGGTTGTCAAGCATCTGCCGCCACAAAACCGAAGCAATGCGCTGCAAGTCCATAACTTGGTCAGCCAAAGACAGCCCGATAACCTTATGCGGCATGGGAACGGGGCAAAGAACAGCGAAGGGCGGTTCTTCAACCTCTTCATTCAACAGGATGGTATCGCCCACACGGAGAACGCGGCGAAGCTCTGAAATACCATCCCCGTCATAATCGACACGGATATATTCATCCTTGAGCGGGATAATTTCCTGACTGCGGTGCGGTGTGCCAAGCTGACGGTCGGCTGCTCCGTATCGTTCGTCCTGATAACGCGCTTCCTCGCGCCCACTTTCCTTGCCCTGACCCGTATAGGCGGCCAGTGTTTCCACTATTTCGGGGTCAATACCCATTTCAATCAGATCGGAACGGGTGACATTTGCAGGCGTGTGGGCCTGATACACCGCATCCTTTGACGAACGGGCATAAGGGCTGATTTTATATTCTTCAGGCGGGACAACCTCAATTTTAACCCGACCGTCCGGATTAACGACATTGAGCGTTACGGTGTAGGTTCCGTCGCCATTGTCCTCTTCGCCGCCATATTCTTCGGACTCGCGCGCCTGCATCAATTGCATCGCGTCCATCACCATCTGTTGCGGCTCTACCGTGCTGGTGTCTTCCCACCAGATTTTGAGAATACCAATCTTGGTAAGAAGGGCATCCTTGAACCAGTTATGGAATATCAGGAAGCCGGGGTTATCGCAGTTAATGACATAGTTGACATACTCGGTCGCTTGTTCGGCTTGCTCGACATCTTCCGGCCCACGCGGGCTGAAGGAAACCGTGTCTTCAGCACTGACAAACGGCTTCAACACAGCCGCCATTGCGTTGTCGATTACAATCCCGACCGTTCCGTCAACTACCTGTGATTGACCCGCAACCTCATCACCGAACGGGCGGCGATAATAGTAATTGATGGCCTTTTCCTGCTGGCTGGCAATCTCGTCCCATTCTTCACCAACAGACTGGCTTTCAAACTGTTGGCACAGCGCCGCAAGTTCGCCATCATCCATAGCGTTGCCCGCCGCTGAATCCTCAGCGGTTTCGAGCATTTCTTCATCCATATAAAGCAATCCTTATATGCGGGCGGGCTTGTGTGCCTTCAGTGCATACCAATAATGGCCGGGCTGTTTCTGGCAGCCAATCAATTCAAAATCGCCCTTCCACAGCCAGCGAAAGTCGGTCATCGGCGTTATGCCGACCTGTTTGATATATTCAGTCTGGTCCAAGAAAACCAAAGTCTCAGGCGCTATCACCCTTGTGTGCGAAGGGTCAGCCCATGCCCAAACATCATCCCATGCAGGAACAGTAGCGTATAAAATCCCGCCATCCTTCAACACACGGTAAATCTCGGCAAAGTGCCGAAAGAATGCCCTAAAATCCCCTTGCTGGCCAAGATGTTCAAGAACCTCATAAGCATGGCAGGCATCAAACTGGTCAGCTTCAACCGGCCAAGGCGTTACGTCCAGATCGTGGATAATATCAGCGCCACAATTCGGGTCGTGGTCGATTGTGACAAGTTCGTCCCATTCAAAACTCTTATCCAGCGTGATTTTCTTAACACGGCTATTGCCGCATCCGATTAGAAGTTCCCTCATCAATATGTGCACCCGTTGCAAGGGCTGACATTGTGCCTTGATAGCATCTTCAGTCGCCGTTCGCGCCAGTGTGGCGCATTGTAAGTTGCAAACACCCCGTTCCGAATATCGCCTATCGAATGTTCGCCCGTGCCATCCATGCAGCACAAAGACACATTGCCGTCAGCGCATATCGACAACTCAAACCAGCGACCGCATGGCGCGTCAGGCACCTTTGCGTCGTTCGGTTCGGTGTAACCAATCCATCCGTCGCGCTTAATCAGGTGAGCCTTGAACAGCGGCCAGCGCCGGTTCACATATTCAGAAAATGCCCTGTCGTTATCCGATGGGATGAAGGCTTCGCGCACCCGTGAAACAACAACCGGCCAACGGAAGCCCTGTTCTACCTTTTGATGCAACACATCCAGATTTGCAGCCGTGCGGTCGAAGTCCAAACCCATCAATGCTTTGTATTCATCGGCGCGATGGTCGTTCAGGCTAATCCACAAATGGGCAACCTGTTCTAACTCGTTCACCGCGTCGATATGCTTTTCAGTGAGTGCAGAGCCGTTCGAGAACAGTCTGATATGTGCCTTTGGCAATTCCCTGTTTATCTTCTGACATATCGGGATAAGCCGCTTGTCCAGAAACGGCTCATTCACCTTGAACGGGCTAATGATGAACGGCCAAGGATGATCTTTCAGTTCCCCTATAATTGCGTCGATCAATTCGTCCGGCATCTTTGTGCCGATACGTTCCAGCGTCGTGTAAGGGCAGAAGGTGCAAGAGGCGTTGCACTTAGCAAACGTCTCGATTGATACTTCGTGCGGCCAGTCCAGATAGGTTGCTCTCAGGTTCATACGACGCCCATTCTCATCCCTGTGCGGATTGGCTTGGACGCGACATGCACCGGCCTTATCGCCGCGCTTTCAAATGCCTTGTAACCGTGGCTAAACTCATCATGCCTTGGCCGTGACTTCCAAGTTGACAGTTTTTCGTCCCATTCCTTGCGGTAGTTGTCCAAACACCTGATTAACGGGTCGCAACGCTCTTTGTCAAAATACACTTGGGGCAGGAAGGCCCGCGAAGCGTCAATGCCGGTCAACTCGGAATCAATCCGCTGCAATGTCTCTATAGGCCCGATACCCGCCTTCTCAGCCTCTTGTTTGCGCGTCGTTGCCATCACGTTCAACATATGATGGTCTGCGTCGTGAGGCATCCAGTGGCGCGAGTAATTATAGCCCCGATCCTGCAAAACCTTGGCATAGTGACCGAAGCCCTCGCCGCTGTTTTCATAATAATCAATCGCCCTGCGCTCTAGCCCGACATCCTGCCAGAAAACGATTGCCATGTTGTCGTTATACCCCAAGTCCCATGTCGTATAAACAGGGGCATCAAGAATCGGGATATTTGCAATCCGGCCTTCTTTACGAACCTTTGACATCTGCGTGGCAAAATATGCGCCTTCAACACTAGCTTCAAACGCTTCCTTGGGTGTCGAGGGATATTCGCGCTTCATGTCAGCGCCCTGTTGTTCTTCCTTCTTGATATACCATGCCCGCTGTTGCCGCGTTAATGGCCTACCAAGGATTGAAACAACATAAGGCTCAATTTCATCAAAATACTTCTGATGCTCGGCAGTCTCGCCAACGTCGCCAGCCAAAACATACTCAGGGCTGGTGAACCACGGCGCAAAATGGAACTTGAAGTCGAGAGGCGTTAATTCATCCCCCTGTTCTTCCCGCTTTTGCGCCTTGTCGCATAACTCAAAGAAATGCCCTGCGTGTCCCTCAGCGGTCGATTCCACCGTAATGGACTGCCCGGACTGAACTGTATTAAATGCGCCTGTCCGGACTTCCCGCGCCTTCTCAGGGTATTTCGCGCAGAGCTTCCCATATTCCGATATGTGCAACCTCTGGAACGTGCCAGACCGGAGCGATGTGCCTACACGTATGGACGATCCGTTGCTGAACTTCAGGCTCTTTGTCGTGTCCTGCTCTGCGCTGACAAGCTGGTGAAACTCTGGCGGCAATTCATCATAAGCGAACTTAATCTTGTCAGCAAAGAACGCCTCTGCGTCAACCCTGTTGTGCGCTACAATGCCCGCTGCCGTATTTGGGATGAACAGGCAATCACCAAGCATGTCTAGCTGAATGACCGTCGTGAATCCCTTTTGGCGGGCCTTCAATATCAAATCAAAGCCGTGGCGTTCTTCCAAAAACTTCCGCTGATCGGCGTTTAGAACAAAGGGGACAACCTTCCCGTCCTTGTCTTTGATGCTGTAGAAGCCGTCCGATAGTCTTGCCATCTTGTCGGGCCAGCGTTTTGCGCAAGCCTCAGCGAATACGCTTACCGGCCCAGCCACTTCGACGCCTCCGCACTAAGTGCTAGCGA